TTGGTTTAGTATGCCACACTTTATAAAAGTGTTGGTGGTAGGTAGCCGCCGCAGTCACCCNACGAGAAAGTTAAGAAACTCGACGGCTACCCGCCTAACACAATAGCCGAAACTAAAACTAGATAGCGTTACGGGTACTAACAATAAGCGGCTTACCTATCGTCGCAGGTTTGCTAACCATAGCTACCGCAAAAACTAAACAACGCGCTAACTCGATAGGGCCTGGGCTACGCAAACTAGACAAAGTTATAGCGCCTTGATTTTTGACGGCTACGGCCCGTTCTACGTGCTGGGCTAAAAGTGTGCTGCCGTCGTGCCGTATTTTGCCTTCTAAAATTGCTGCCCTAGCGCCTACCGTCCAACGTTGTAATTCTCGATTACCGACAATAGACGCCCTACGTTCAAACTTTGTAGGTAACGACATTTCGAAAGCTGGCGTAATAAGTAGCCGCGTTGTTTGGTCTTGGCAAGCGTTTTCTACAGCCTGCCAACAGTCCGCCAAAGTATCTTTTATAAACTCGACGGCTAACTGAATTTGGCCCTTACTGTTTAAAGCCGCCCTAACGCCTACGTATCTGGCTTCGTCTTGGCTTTGTTCTATTGCTAGTACGCCGCCTTTCGGCATTGGGTCAGCTGTTACCAGTTTGTCAAAAACGCCGGGCTGTAGCCAGCCGTTAGCGCTGGCCGTCCAAAGGTTTACCGAACTACGTAGAAAAGCGTTACGGTTTGGCTGTTCGGCTTCTGAAGCGATTACGTCTAAAGTAAGTGTGCTACCTATAGCCGGGTTTGCTTTTATCCACGCTTCGGGCGTCATAGGGTCAATATCGCTACTAGGTGAAAATTCGCAGAAATATAGCGAAGTAGTTTTCTTTTCATCTATTGCACGTAAACCTTGTTCGCGCCATTTTTGCATTTCTTTACTACTTTCGTCGCCAGCTGTTGAAGTCATAAACAGCAACGGACTTTTACGCGTACGCATAGTAGGCAATAAACCTACGCTTACGCTGTCAGGCGATACCGCCCAAAGTTCATCTATGCAAACCAATGGCATTATTTACGCGCAAACCTGAAACGGCAAAAACTGTTAAAGCTGCTGCCGGTGCTGCGTCTAACCGTACTGGTAGTAATGCTGGCGCTTCGCAAATTGGTAATTTTTATGCGTATTCGGACGGCGTGATTAGACAACGTTTTATGCAAGTGCCTACAATTTCGCGCGCACGTGATTTAGGCGCGTCAGTAATTGGCTGTTTAAAACTAAAACAATATAAAGAAGTTTGGAACGGCGACGAAATCGAGTTACTACCAGAAGCGCCGCGCAGCTGGCTATCACGAATTGACAAAGGCGTAACAAATAATTTTTGTTTAAGTTTTACCTATGATGACTTGCTGTTTTATGGCAGAAGCTTCTGGTACGTTACCGAACGTAGTAGCGACGGCTTTCCAAGTTCGTTTACTCGTTTGCCTGCCGCTATGGTTACAACGCAAGACCAAGCAGCAACTAACGGCGTATGGTTCGGCCCGTCTAAACAGGTTTTATTTCAAGGCCTACCAATTCGCTACGAGGACTTAATACAATTTTTAAGCCCAATACAAGGCCTAATTTATACTGGCGCTACTTCGGTAGATACAGCACTAAAACTCGAGCAAGCAAGAAACCGAAACGCTAGCAGTTTGCAACCGGCGGTAACACTTCGACAAACTGGCGGCGAACCAATGTCGCCGCAAGAATTACGAGACCTGGCGCAAGCATACGACGAAGCGCGGTTCGCTTCTGCGACTAGCGCAGTTAACGAATTTGTAGAAGTAATACCAAATATGGCGACGCCAGACAAAATGCTTTTAATTGACGCCGCCGAATACCAAGCAAAAGAAATAGCGCGAATTGCAAACGTCCCGGCCTATTTAGTTTCGGTTTCCATTGGTAATTATTCTTATGTCAGTAGCGCTGAAGCTTCACGCGATTTATATACCTTTGGCGTCAAACCGTATATTGACTGCATACAAGAAACGTTAAGCGCAAATAACGTGCTACCGCGCGGAACCGTAGTACGCTTCGACATTGAAAGTTATTTAGAGCAACAAGAAAAAATGACACCAGAGGAAGCCGAAGTAGAAACGGTAGATATAAACAATGATTAGATTAGTGCCGCAAGATTTAAATTTAGACGCTGCGCCCGCTGGCGAGAAAATGCCCCGACGAACGTTAGCGGGCGTAGCGGTTCAATACGACGTAGAAGCTGTTGTATCGGACGGCCAAAAAGTAAAGTTTGCTAATGGTGCTTTGCCGTTAGAAGGCAAGAAACCAAAAATGTATTTGTACCACGATAGTTCTATGCCCATAGGCATAGTGGAAAGCCGCGAACAGGTAGGCGATACGGTACTTTTTGAAGCCCGAATTAGCGAAACCCGCGCCGGCGACGAAGCGCTACAGCTAGCAAAAGACGGCGTTTTAGATAGCCTTTCCGTAGGCATTTTGCCAGTTGAATTTAGCTATGACGAAGCTGGCACAATGATTATCACAAAAGCTGACTGGCAAGAGTTAAGCCTTTTGCCTTACGGCGCTTTTGAAGCCGCTAAAGTAGAACGAGTAGCGGCAAGTATCCACCAACCCGAACCCGAAGTAGTGTTAAATAGTAAACAAGACCCAGAACAAGAGGTAACAGAAATGACAAATCCAGTAGAAACCCCGCAAGTAATCGAAGCGGCAGCCGTACACACTGTTTACGCGCAACCAAAAAAACTTCGTTTGCCTTCAACGTCTGAATATATTGCAGCGTATGTACGCGGCGGTTCAGATTTCGCACAACTTAACGCAAATATTAACGCGGCACGAGTAGAAGCCGCGCCAGGTGTAGCGCCTTATATTAATACTGAATCGACCCCTGGCATTTTGCCCGAAATTATTGTGGGTAGCGTTTATGACGGGCTTAACCCGATTAGACCATTTGTAACTGCTATTGGTACTCGCGCTATGCCTACAGCAGGCGCTACGTTTCGACGTCCAAAAATTGTTACGCGACCTGTAGTTACTCAACAGTCTGCACAATTTGACGCGCTTAATGCTTCAACCGTTGAGGTTTCAAATTCGGATATTACAAAACTAAGTTTCGGAACATATGTGACCGTCAGCGAACAAGACTTGGACTGGTCAGACCCTTCAAGCATTGACATTATTTTAAATCAGCTTGCTATTGCTTACGGTCAAGCAACAGATAATTACGCTGTCGATACTTGCCACGCTGCAATTACACAAACTTCAACAGTTACAGATACAACCGTAGGCGCTGACTGGGTAGCTGCAATTTACGAAGGCGCTAGGCAAATTTCGTTAAACACAAATTACCTGCCTACTCATATGGTGGTAACGCCTGGCAGTTGGGCGGCGCTTGCGTCCAGCACGGACGACCAAAACCGACCAGTATTCCCGTTTGTAGGTGCGCCTAATTTAATGGGCCAAAACGCCGCTGGTAATTCGTCAGCTACAAGCTGGAACGGAAACCCGCTAGGCCTTGTGCTTATTGTCGATAAGAATACGCCAGGTTCGTTTATGGGCCACGCTGCAGGCGCAGCCGCCGGCTTCGAGTTCTACGAACAACAAAAAGGCGCAATTTCAGTAGAAGTACCAGCCACAATGGGCCGCACTATTGCCTTTAGGGGCTACGCAGCCGCGTTTATGGCAGACGCTACAAAATTCGTTAAGTTTGTTTAACGGCTAGAAAGAAGGCCAGCTATGGCCGTCTATTCGGTCAAACAAAAATATTTAACCGATAATTACGCAGTAGTCGTACTTGTTACTAACGCCGACCCGTTAGAAATAGGGCAAAGCGTAACTATCGCTGGGGTAGACGCAACTTTTAACGGTACTTATACCGTCGCTGCGTTGCCCGAATATTATTTTACTGGCGTAGACGAACAAGGTTTCTTTTTATACGACATAGAACTACCGATAGCAAACCAAGTTTTATACGCTAAGACCGCTGACAACGTAAACATAGTTGCAGCGTCCGGCACGTTAACAACTACGCCCGTTTGCACGTGGATAACGGCAGCCCAAATAGAGGACTGGCTAGGTATTGGTACAGCAACGGCAGCAGATACAGCATTTTTAACACAATGCGCGGCAGCGGCAAACAATTTTTGTTACGCCAGAAGGCGCGAAGCTGGATACAAAAACGAAAGCTTAACTACCGTACCAAACGGCGCGGTTAGTTTAGGCACGATTATGTATGGTGGCGCGTTGTATCGTCAGCGCGGCGGCGTACAAGATTTTGCGTCGTTTGACGGTTTAGGTACAGCTAATAGCTTTGGTTTGTCGCCAATGATTAAACAGCTGTTAGGCGTCGATAGGCCAGCGGTTGCCTAATGCCCCAAAACTTTACAGACTTATTTAATACGTCGCTAACTAATTTGACTGCGACGCTTACAGCTGTAACAGGTTTACAAGTAGTGAACGACCCGCGAAATTTGACCCCGCCGTGCGCCTTCATTGACGCGCCAAGTTTTGAAGCGTTTAACGCAAACATTGTAAAAATGTCGTTTCCCGTGCGCGTAATAACTTTAGGCCCAGGCAACCTGGACGCCCAACGCAGTTTACTTAACCTGGCTTCGCTGGTGCTGGGTGCTAATGTAGGCGTTACGGACGGTAGGCCTACCGAAGCTTTAGTAGGCGGCGTGGCTTATCCTGCGTATGATTTGACGGTAACAATGCAAGCACAAACGGCATAAGGATAAACAAATGACTAGCTATATGGTTACTTCGGACAGGTTAAGCGGCTTTAAACGCGGCGATACTGTAACCGATAAAGATTTAGAAGGCGTAGACGTCAAAGCGCTTGTAGACGGCGGCCACCTATCCACGCAAAGCACCAAAAAATCTGGTAAAACTAAAGAGACAGAAACAGCAAAGGACTAACCAAATATGGCAACTACCGTTTATCTTTCAAACCCAGCGCTAACTATTAACGCTGTAAACCTTACAGACCAGGCAACCAGCGCCGTTTTGACATACAACTACGAACAGCTTGAAACTACCGCATTTGGCGACACGGCCCGTAAATACGGCGGTTCGTCTGTAACTTCGCTGCAAAATAATACTTTTGAAGTAACGCTTTATCAGAGTTACGCAGCGTCAGAAACCGAAGCAACTATTTATGGTCTTGTCGGTATTCAAACAACTATTACAGTTTCAAATACTGCTGCTGGTCTTGTAACGCCAAGCGCTACCGAACCTAAATACACTTTGACGGGCGCATACTTGGAAAGCCACACGCCAATTAACGCAAGCTTAGGCGAACTGTCGACTATTACGCTTACGTTTACCGGCGGCACACTTACTAAAGCAACGTCGTGATTACGCGGCTTTGGCCGCTGAGAACTACAAAAACAAGCAACGCTAAAAAGGCGCTGCCCTACGAAAGGCAAATATGCAATTAACACTAAAAGCCGTATTTAAAGACGGCAACAGTTACGAAGTACAAACTAATTTAATGACCATAGTTTTATGGGAAAGAAAATACAGGCGCAAAGCTTCAGACATAGCTAACGGCATAGGCGTAGAGGACTTGGCGTATATGTGCTACGAAGCCAGCCGTTTAAACGGAATTACTGTACCTAGTTCGCTGGACGCTTTTATTAACAGCCTTGTAAATATCGAAGTAGTAGACCAGGCCGCCGATTTAAAAGCAGACCAGGGACAGTAAGTTATCTTATGGCTGAGGTTTTAGTAACTTGCCATTACTGGCCTAGCCATATCGAGTTTGGCATTTCCGATTTGTATACAGTCGTAGACATATTGAACAAACAGAATAAAACTTATGTCTAGTCCTAAACTTGTTATGCAAATAGACGGCGTTAAAGAAACGTTGGCCGAATTAAACAAATACGACAAGGTTTACAGACGGCAGGTAACCAAAGATATTAAAGGCGCTGGTGCGCCAATTATCGCTACAGCCCGCCAGCTGATAGGCGACAAACCGCCGCTATCGGGTATGGTGCGCGGCAAACTCATTAAAGGCCGCGAGGTTTACTGGGATAACAAAACCGCTAAAGCCGGTCTAAAAATTAAAGTTGGTAGACGCGCTAGCAAAGGCGGCACAGTCCAATTTAAAGACAAATTTGACGCCGAAACTAACCCGCGCGAAAGTCATAGCGTAACTTTTAAAGCCAGGCCCTATCAACTTATGGTGGCGCAGCAAACAGACGCAGCAGGCGCAATATATGACCACGCAGGCATTAAATCAAAAAATACTAATTTCGTTAATAATCTAAATGTCGAAGTTGGTAGCCAGCCACGCGCCATAGACCCAGCCGTAGAAAAACATAGATATAGCGTCCAATACGCCGTAAAAGAAATTGTCGACGAAGTAGCTAAAACCCTTAACAAAAAATTGAAGGTACGTTATGGCAATTAACATACCGATTACGTCAACGTTTGACGACAAAGGCTTAAACACAGCACAAAAAGCATTAAGCGCTTTTGGCGTCGACGCCAATAAAGGTTTTGGCGGTTTAATGAAAACCGTCGCAATAGCCGGCGCAGCTATCGCAGGCGCAGCTACAGCCGTAGGCGTATTTGCATATAAAGCTATTCAAAGCGCTTCAGATTTCAACGAAGCAATAAGTAAAAACCAAGTCGTATTCGGTGCAATATCCAAAGAAGTAGAAGCCTTCGCGCGTACCGCAAACACGGCATTAGGTTTAAGCGAAACGGCAGCATTAAAAGCCGCCGGTACTTTCGCAATTTTCGGTAAGTCCGCTGGGCTAGCAGGTAAAGACCTAAGCGACTTCAGCACAAACCTAGTAACACTTGCAGCCGATTTAGCGTCGTTTAACAATACGTCAGTAGACGACGCCATAAACGCTTTAGGTTCAGCATTACGCGGCGAAGCCGAACCATTACGAAAATACGGCGTACTACTCGACGACACAACATTAAAAGCCGCTGCAACCGAATTAGGCATATACAAAGGCAACGGCGCATTAACAGCGCAACAAAAAGTATTAGCAGCCCAACGCGTAATCTATTTACAAACAGCAGACGCGCAAGGCGATTTTTCTAGAACTTCAGACGGTTTAGCAGCGCAACAAAAAATATTAGGCGCAACATTTGACGACATACAACAAAAATTAGGGCAAGCATTTTTACCAATATTCTTAAACGTTGTAACTTTCTTAAACGATAACGTAGTACCAGCATTTGAACGGGTAGCCGAAGTAATAGGCGAATACGGTTTTGTTAAAGGTTTACAGCAAGCCGTTTACGAAATGGGTAGCGCAGGCCCAGCACTTATAAACGGTTTTAAAACTATTGCCGTCAACGCTGCAAAATCAGCTAACGCAGTTTATAAATTTGCAATAGTAACGGCAGCTTCAGCGCAAATCGTAGCCGGTAACCGCATAGACGGTTTAAAACTTTTAGGTAAAGTATTTGACGAACTAATAGACGTCGACAAACTAGAAGCGTCTTTTACTTCGTTTATAGCTGGCGTAGGCAATATGGCCAGCGCTTCTGGTTATTCGAGTTTTGCTGCTAAAAAATTAGCTGAGGACGCTAAAGCCGCTGCTGACGCTGCAGATTTATTAGGCAATAAAGCAGACGACAAAACAGGCGCAGCTAAAAAAGTTAGCGAAATGACAAAGCGCATTAAAGAAGCTTCAGAAGCGCTAAATAAAGAAATGGCCCAAGCATTAGACGGCGCTAAAGACCGTTTAGAAAAAGCCAAAAAAGCTTTTGACGATTACGCAAATTCTGTAGCAGACGTCATTAAAGGCGCTTTAGATTTTGGCGCGGCATTTGAAGAAGGAGGCGACGACGCAGGCAAAACGTTTTTTGGTGCGCTACAAAAACAAGCCAGTAAAGCTTCAGAATTTGCACAACTAATAGAACAGCTGTTAGCGGCCGGGTTATCGCAAGAAGCGCTACAACAAGTTATAGACGCTGGCGTAGATAGCGGCGCGGCTATCGCTAAAGAACTTTTAAAGTCAACTGGCAACGTTTTAAAGGCAAACCAATTAGTAGCCGAAACTAACGCAATAGCCGAAGCTATAGGCAAACTATCTGCTAACAAGTTTTACGCAGCTGGCGTATCTAACGCCCAGCAATATTTAGCCGGGGTCGAAGCGGCTATGGCTATAGCCCAGGCAAAGCTGGGCAAAAAAGGTATTACTCTTGCGGACGTTAAAGGCATCAGTACCGGCTTTAGCAACGCTATTAGCACTACGCCTACCCTTACCGCGCCTACTATGCCTAGCGTTATACCGGTAGGCGCACCTACAGACAAAGGCCAGCCGTTAGGAAACGTAACTGTAAACGTTAATAGCCAGTTAGCTACTAAAGCCGAAGTAGGCGAAGCTGTAAACGACGCGCTACGCGCTTATAACCGGCTAAGCGGCCCGTTGCAGTTGCAAATCGCGTAATGGCTGGCGTAGCTGTAGTTGGTTCGGGTAATTACGAACTGTTTATAGACACGGGCTTTATTCAAGACGGCTTTACTTTAGATAACGCTACTGCAGGCGTTTTAGATAATACGCAATACGTTTTAGACGGTACTACTAACTTTGCTGCCGTTTTAGACGGTTGTATAAATGTGCGCGTTAAACGTGGACGCGAGGACGTAGGCGACCAGTTCGGCGCCGGCACTATGTCTTTTACCCTTAGCGATACCAGCGGTATTTTTAACCCGTTTGACGAAAACTCGCCATACTTTGACACGGCGTTAGCCCAGCCAGGTTTAGCGCCTATGCGCCAAGTCGAATTAGTGCGCTACGACAGTAGCAACGTAGCCGAATATCTTTTTAAAGGTTATATAGTCAACTACAATTACAACTTTGCGCTAGGCGGTATAGATACCGTAACCGTTTTTTGTGCAGACGATTTCTATTTATTAAGCCAAACATTTTTAAACGAATACAACGTAGACGAGGAATTATCTAACGTACGTTTAGAAAACGTTTTAGATTTACCAGAGGTCAATTTTCCGGCAGCGGCTAGGGACATTTCGACTGGGGTAGCGACTTTGGGCGGGGCAGCTGCCTTTACTGTAGAACAGGGGACTAACGCGCTTTCGTATTGCAGCCAAATAAACGACGCTGAACAAGGCCGGCTATTTATGTCTAGGGACGGCGTTTTAACTTTTCAGCCGCGTATAGGTAACACGCTTAGCGGTTCGGTAGCTGATTTTCACGACGACGGCACAAATATAAAATTTAATTCTTTGGGAATAACGTTTGAAGCTGACCAGGTTATAAATAAAGCTGTAGTGCAAATTTTAGGTAGCAACAGCCCGCAAACAGCAAACGACACGGCTAGCCAAGCAAAATATTTTATACAAACTACAAGCATTACAAATAGCCTTTTACACAATGACACGGCAGCCGCTGAACTAGCTAGCTATCTGTTAGACGGCGAACCCCAGGCCCGCTATACGTCCGTTGGTACTGCATACAATATGCTTACAACAGCCCAACGCGACACGCTAGCCACAGTCGATATAGGCGACACAATTACCATAGAAAAAACTTTTACCAGCGGTGCAGGCACAACAGAACTAGCGCAAGAATTAAGCGTAGAAGGTATCGAAATAGCGTTAGATATTGGCACGGGCCATAGCGTTACGTTTTTTACAGCGCCTACAACTATTGTTTACCAACTGATTTTAAACGACCCGATTTACGGGATACTAGACGCGTTAAACGTCGTAGGATAGACTGCAATTATGGCTACGCCTTATCCTTATGTCAGCGGTGCTGTATTAACCGCAGCCCAATTAAACGACGGGCAAAATTTACCGATTAACGACGTAACAGCAAACTACGTTTTAGTTAATAACGACCGCTATAAGCGCGTCATTATGAACAACGCAGGCAGCACAACTATTACGGTTAATAATAACGTTTTTGTAACTGGCGACGTTATTCAAATTTCTAACAAAGGCGCAGGGTCGACCGTTGTTACGGCTGGCGCTGGCGTAACTGTAAATACGGCTGGTAGTTTAACTTTGGCGCAATATGGGGGCGGCTATTTACTTGCATTGTCGGCGTCTACTTTCACTTTTTTTAACTTAGGTGCGGGCACGGGTTACGGTACAGCTACTGGCGGTTCGTCTAGTTCTATAACTGTTGGCGGCATAAATTACACGCTTTTAACTTTCACAACTGACGGAACATTAACCGTTACTAAAGCGGGTTTATTTGATATTTTAATGTTTGGTGGCGGCGGTGCTGGCGGTTCGTCATACACTTCAACTGCAACTGGTGGTGGTGGTGGTGCTGGCGGCGTAGTGCAAGCAACGCTTTATTTAGATGCAAATTGTTCTATAGATGTCGGCGCTGGTGGTGCGGCTGGTGTTGGTGGTGGCGCTGCTGGCACTCTTGGTTTGGGTTCTAATTTAACTTCGTCTGCTCGAAGTTTGTATGCAGGCGGTGGCGGCGAAGGCGGCACATATAGCAAACGAAGTGCTGGTAATGGTGGGTCAGGTGGCGGCGGTGCAGGTGTAACCGAAGAGGGTTACAGAACTAAAGGCAGTTCAACTAGTAGCACAATTTCAGGTCATAACGGCGGCGCTTATACAGGTGTTACAAATCAGGAAGGTGCTGGTGGTGGCGGTGGTGCGACAGCGGTTGGTGCAGATGTTGCAAGCGGTAGTGCGGGCGGTGCTGGTGGCGCTGCTTACGATGTCAGCGCATTTATCGGCGGTAGCGCACTTTATAAGGGCGGTGGCGGTGGCGGTGGCGGCGGCAGCGGTGGCGGTGGCGCAGGCGGTTCGTCAGTTGGTGGCGCAGGCGGTGGCACAGGTGTTGCAGGCACAGCCGCAAGCGCTAACACAGCGTCAGGCGGTGGCGGTGCAGGTCGTGGCGCATTAGCAGGTGGCGCAGGCGGTAGCGGAATTGTTTATGTCAGGTTTAAGGTTTAATTATGAGCGCACAATATTTCGCACAATTAGATGAAAACAATGTTGTAATAAATGTTCACGTTGTAACGGCAGAATTTATGGCAGAAAACCCTGAACGATATCTCGGCAAATGGGTTGAAACATTTATAGACGAAACACACACTTATGCCGGTGTTGGTTTTATTTACAACGACACAACACAAGATTTCGAAGCACCGATTTATCCTGACGACGAGCAATAATGTGCGCTATTGGTTACTTACGCTTGTTTTGTGCGCTAGTTGCGCGACAAGCAAAACAAACACACAAAGCGGCGTTAAAGTCCGCAATTTATCTATAAGCGAGGTTTGCCAATATGGGTCGCCTGACCGGTGCGAAATTAGAAAATGACCAACTACACGCCCGCTTAATAGTAGGCGTAGGTCTTTTAATGGCCGTAACTTTTGTTTTAATGGTCGTAGGGCTGTTATTTGGTTTGCTGTTTGTATCAATGCCAGAGGAACTATCCCCGCTAGATAGCAAAATCGTAGACCTGTTATCGACTATTTCAGTATTTTTAACAGGTGCACTATCGGGTTTAGTGTCAGCTAACGGCATAAAAAACCGCGATAAAAACAATAACGGCATAGCAGACGATTTAGAAACCGTTTAATAATGCGCCCGTATACAGCTTTTAAAGCGCCCGTCGTTAAAGGCCCGTTGCAAGGCACAGACGAATTTATACGCCAGGTAGTTAAACGCGCTGGCGGTTCGCTATGGAATAACGGAAGCTGGGTAGTGCGCGATATTCGCACAAAACCAGGCCAAATAAGTAACCACGCACGAGGTTTAGCAGTCGACTTTAGTTATAGAAAAATGAACGACAAAGGTTTAATAGACGGACGCAAAACAGCTTTACCGTTTATTTATAAACTGTTAGAAAACGCAGACACGCTAGAAGTCGAATTGGTAATTGACTATTTCGATAACAGAAGTTGGAAATGCGACCGGGGCACGTGGCTTAAAGGTAAGTGGTCTGGCGGCGACTGGTTTCATATCGAGATTTCGCCGGTTATGGCCAATAACGCAAACCTTGTAAAACAAGCGTTTAACGACGTTTTTAAGGATATGCCCAAAACCGTTTAGGGTCTTTGTTAGGCTGGTTTTAACCCTAACGAGAAAGTAGGCAACTAATGACCCTATTAACTAAAGGCGCTGTATCGGCGCTTATCGCGTTTCTATCCGCGTTTATGCTAACTAAACCGCCAGCACCTACGCCAGACGATTTACAGCCACGCTACGACACAATTTACGAAGGGTATAGCCAGCCTGTTACCGTGCCTTCTACGTCGACTACAGCCCCAGCGCAGACCCTTTGCGGGCACTTATTCAATATGGCTAAACATATCGGCTGGCCTGTTAACGAACTATCTACTGTTGTAGCAGTCTCGATACGTGAAAGCCGCTGCCAAACAGACGCTTTTAACCCGAAAGACCCTAACGGCGGTAGCGCCGGCGTAATGCAAATTAACTATTTTTGGTGCAAACCTAGCCAATACTGGCCTAACGGCTATTTACAAGCGCACGGCCTACTCAAAGACTGCGCCGAACTATTTGACTTAGAAACTAATCTACGGGCCGCGTTAGCTATCTACCGTTATAGCGAAGGCTGGCGGGCGTGGTCTTTATAAAACACTTAATTATCGCGTCGCTACTAACTGCGTACACGGGTGCGTTATGGTACTTTATAAGCAAACGAGAAAGGCTACGAGAAAATGGCAAACCTAGACGAACAATTTAACGCAGACAACGCACAACTAAAAGCGTTAATGCACGTAATTAACCAAATAACAGAAAACAAAGTACCGCTAGTCGACCAGGCACGGCCTAGCGATATGTATATGCCAAAAACTACCGACTTTGTAACGAATAAAAATATTCGTAACCTGCAAAACTGGTGCAGCGAATACGCTTTTGACGACGGCGACTTAGTACAAGATTTGAAAAGCGTAATTATCGAATTGCAATACCTGTTAGTCGTTATAAAAGATTTTCGCGTAAAAGTAACAGAAGGCCAAATGCGCGAACGTGAACTACAAGACCGGTTAAACCACCAGGCAGCCGAAGTGCAGCGCCTAGAAAATTTGGTATTTCGTGATAACTGAACTAAACAAACTAGGCCAGCCGGTTATCCAGTTAACGCAAGACGATTACGAAAACTGTTTAAAAATAGTCGACTTAATGCTAGAAGCCAGCGAAAGATTAAATTTTAAAAACAGTAAATACGATATGAACCCTAAACAAGCGTACGCGGTTTCGTTTTGCGGCGTTTTAGGTGAACAAGCAGTAGCTAAATATTTTGATTACGACTACAGTTACGCCGGTTACGACCCGAAACGTAACGACGTTTTAGGTTACGAAGTACGCGCTACTTACTATCCAACTGGCCGGCTATTAACGCACCCAGTAGAGCAACGCAGCCACGATATAGGCGGCGATAAACCCGGACGCTATATTTTAGTTACGATAGAGCAAAACATTTTACGCGCAACTATTCGCGGCTATTCAACGCTTTGGCGTTGTAATGAACGTAAAAGTAATTGGGATACGTCGCTACGTTGGCCCTGTTTTGCTATGCCACAAAGCCAGCTATGGCCTATAGATATGCTGCCAGCTACTGACGAACTTATTAAGCACCAAACAGCAAAGGCGGCGTAATGGGTTTCAGCTTAGATAATTACGTCGACGTAGCTACCCGTTTACGTTTAGCGTTTGAAAAATACCCAGATTTACGCATACAAGAAACAGCGCGTGAAGTTATTGAAATGCCAGATAAAAGCTGTTTTATTCGTTGCACGGTTACAGTCTGGCGGGACGCTAACGACCCGATACCAGTAATAGCGTCAGCTGCCGAACTGTACCCAGGCCGTACGCCTTACACAAAAAACAGCGAAAACGAAGTAGGTTTTACGTCCGCTTTAGGTCGTGCGCTTGGCTATATGGGTTTTGCTATTAGTAACGCTATTGCTAGCCGTGACGAAGTACAGGCAGCGCAAAGCCGGCAGCAAACACACTTAGCGCCAGTTAAACCGTTACACGACGTAGAGGTACCGTTTCCAGAAGTTCAGCACCAGGCCGCGCCCAGCACAAAGCAATTAGGGCTTATGCGGGCTTTAGCTAATGGTCAGGGCATTACTGGCGACAAACTTAAAGAGTATTGCAGCAACGTTTTAAAACGCCAGATAAACACAACTGGCGATTTAACTAAAAGCGATATATCGAAGGTTATAGACGCGCTAAAGTTATCCGAAATTAAAGACAACTAAATAAGTTTCACAATAGACCTAAGCGCGTAGCGGCGCGGTTGGTGATATACGCGGTAACGCGGGTAGAAGGCGCTGTAGTGATACAGGGCCTGGCTAATCGGTTAAAGAAATAGGGTGCTGCGTGAGGCTAAGCAGCGGGGGGCTTGGCGCACTAGGTTTAATCACAGACAAACAAACACGTAAAACAAACACAAACCACAAACACAAACCCGACACAATGACCAACGAAAACAAACAAAAGCAAGCGCGACAGCGCGCGCTAGCACAAGCCGAAGGCGCGTGAGAATATGACACAAGGCAAAAAACGTAGAACCCATAACCCAGACCAACAAAACAAACGCAGCCTAAACGCAGAAGCCAGAAGCAAAACAGAATTTAAAACAAACAGACAACGCTGCAAAATCAGCTAACGCAGTTTATAAATTTGCAATAGTAACGGCAGCTTCAGCGCAAATCGTAGCCGGTAACCGCATAGACGGTTTAAAACTTTTAGGTAAAGTATTTGACGAA